GGGGCTTAGCCCCATCCTAGGAGATTATTATTGGTCTCCTGTCAGGTTTCGTATCTGATCCTCAAATTCAATAATTGGAACCCTTTCAGATCGATTAGCGTCTGGAAGATCGTAATACCTTTTTAACATCAAAACATCTATGAAAATAAAAAATAACAAACCTTATAATTATGATTTATTATTTGTAATGTTTCACAGAGTTATTGTGAAGTTATTTACAGTATTATTACCCAAGCAGGAACTAATTAAAGTTAGTGAGTTTTACCAAAAGGCCTTTAAAAAAATGACAAAAGTCTAATGGCTTTGAATTTGCGATGCAGTACAATAAGGCTCTTTCCAACTATCTTACATCTATTGTTATTAAGGGTGAAAAGGTGGGACCTAAAATCAAAGTAGGGACTATAAGTGGATCTAATCCATGACCTAGATCTTTACGACCTCTTCAAAAATTTTATTATGAGGGTGATCTTAGACTTGTTCGTTCAATATACCTTAGAACTATAATACGTTCTTATAACATTTTAAAAGTAGGTCATTGTGTTGATTTATTACCTATTGTTGAGCCCTTTAACGGTACCGCTGTCATAGGGGATCCAGGGTATGTTTCTCAAATCAATAATGCATTTAAGTCAGCACTTCCTACATTCAAATCAATATCCCAAAATACTTTAGGAAACCGTTTTGAAGACTGATTTATATCTTCTAAAGCTGGTCCGAACTCAAGTCCATCCTGATTGGGTTTTGTATTAGACAGGATTTCATTAGAGAGGGAACCCTCTTTATTAATGAGTTTAAGAAATTTAAATTCATATTACCATGGTAACACCAAGGGTTGTCCGTCAGACGTTGGTTTTTATCTCCAACCTTTATATAAATTAGGTAATCTTTGATTACATCTGGCAACAGCAATTATGTTATCTTTAAAGTCTTCTAGTGATAGAGATATTGCTTTAGACCATATATGGTATAAAGATCATGGTTCTCCCACAAAATACCGAAGGGTCCTCAAAGATATTATTGACTTTGATGTTGGTAATATTGGTTCCAAATCGGTAAGATTCTTAAATAATATCATTCTAGAATCACCTGAAGTCTATTCTTCTGATCAAAGTGATCAATTCGAACCTAATTACAAGAATACCAAAGATAAAGAGCTTTTAAAGTCTAAATCTTTGTGGGAATCTGTTCAAGCTTTTATAGATGGAGATTTTAACCCAGTATCAACTAGATTACATTTATTATTTGAAGATGGTGGAAAAGTTCGAAAGATTGTGATAGGAGATATTTATTCTCAGTCTTTACTTAAACCTATTCATGATTGTATTTTTGATATTCTTCGTACTCTTGAAACTGATGGTACTTTTGACCAAGATGCTCAATCTAGTAGGGTTCAATTATGGACTCAGCAAGGTAAACACCTCACTTCTTATGATCTTTCTGATTGTACAGAACGTTTTCCGGC